CTTGTAACATTATATTTATAAGTTTATCATCTGCTTGTACCATCTTATCAAATCCACGATTCATCTCATCTCTCAATAATGCATGCTCTCTTAAATAATCATCTTTATTCATCTTACGAGCATCTAAGTCTCTATAATCAATTGCTTGTTTTATACGTAAATCCGAAATATCAGTCTTCTGTGCATACGTTGTAGGAAAGCCAGCAATAGAAATGTAAGCCCACATTATAGCACTAGAAATTAATACTCCTGCAATACCCTGACAAAAACTTTGTGATACAATCCATTTTAACTTAGCAGCGAAGCCATCTTGGTCTTCATACCTTCCGTGTAATGCAGTCATAGTAATCTCCTTAAGGTGTAGCGTCAAGAGCCATCTTAACAGCGTTATACATTGTCAGGTCTTCTACCCACTCCGTTCCGCTCCAAACATACTTCATCCCAGTATCCAATTCAGTAAAAGTAGAACCTGCTTTTGCTACTGTTAAAGATGGTCTAGCATCAGTAGACAATCCTATAATCTCTTGCTTATCGCCTATAACTGTTACTGCCATATTAAATCCTCCTATACTGTCATCCAGTTATTAGTACCACGTATCCTTTTCCTTGCTGAGTTAATAGAAGGTCTAGGATAATTATGCTTACTTTTATTAACAACTACTTGCTTTCTAAAAATCTTAGTAGAATATGAGTAGAAGAACTCAGTAATGCCAAGAGAATCTGCAATATTTGGAGATGCAATCCCTCTTTTCTTCATATCCTTCTTAGATTCCACCTTAACAGCACCATTTTTATTAAACTCATAGTATGGAGATGATAATTCATTAGCCAATTCTTGCCCTATACTGAGAGTTTCCCCAGGAAGTTTGACATCTGGAAAAGAATAGTAACCATACATACAGTTTTCACGAATTCTCCACCAGAGTTCATCTCGTAAGAGAGCATACTTCAACGGATCTGATGATGCCCAACTAACATTCACATCAAACAACCCAGGCATTCTTTGTTTTCTGAGGTAGTCTGCAACTCCAGCCCCTACACCTATAACATCAATACCACAGCCTTCGGCATTTACTTCAGTGTAGGTCTGCATTATATGCCCAGCTAGTGTAATCGTATTCATACCCTGAAAGGTTAGCCAAGGAAGAATTCGCAAACCATGCCGTGGAAGTATAATACTCCTATCCTCACCATACCGAGCAATATCACAACCTAAGTAAATAGGCTCCTCATCACTAATTTCCATTTCTTTGCCGATGCACTGCTCTGCCCAGTGTAATGGTATAAGCGTTCTCTCATCTTCAAGCGGCGGTTCACCAGCAACACGTATTCTAAACACATTAGAATCAACACCGTACTTGTTAGCCATATAAGAGGGATAATCAGATTTAACGTTTTCAGAGTCTCTACTATCCCAGTGGAGTCTATACCACTGCTTACGTATTTCTGGATGGAATTGAGTATCATGGAAGTATCCTTTATTTTTAGTTGGGTTACCAATCAGCATAACTCTATTATCTTCCTGTGTGAGAGCACCTTCAATCGGTATGAAGACTGGATCTTCAACACCAGATGCCTCATCTATGATTATCAGTAAATGATCTCCATGGAAACCAGCTAGAGTTTCAGCCTGGTCAGCAGGGTCAGCTCTTACAGATGGAGAAACTGCTCTTGCCCACCATTCCTTGCTTGCATTTTTATTGAATATCTTATCTCTCTGAACTACAAACTCTTCTTGAATAGCAGATTCCCGTATCCACTTACTTATCTCAGACCAAAGGATGTCATTTAATTGTCTTGCTGTTGGAGCAGTACAAACTACTTTAGCATAAACTCTAGTTGTTAGGAACCAAAGTATTGCCCACGATGCACTGGCATCTTTACCAGTACCGTGCCCAGATCTAATGGAGATTCTTTTCTGATGAGGAAGTACTTCTAAGAACTCTCTTTGTTGAGTAGATATTTTTATATGTGGTTTGTTTACTAGGAGCACTTCCTCAACAAACTTCACAGCGTCAAGACGCCATTCTCTAAATTTATTAAGAACTATTGGATTAAGTGACATTAGTCTACCTTATTAAGTTGAGCGTTACTACCAAACAGTTCTATTGCTTTACTATTATAAGCAATCGCAGCTTCTACTTCACTATTAAATCTACCAATGTAAATATTCTTACCAGCAAATCCTATAGAACTAAATATTGTCTTATCTCTATTATCATAGTAAACACCAACAAAACCTTCTCTTGTTCTGTGCATATTCTGAGCATTCTTAGATCTGGTTGTGTTTTCCATATTATATTTTTGGCAGTTAAGACCATCCCAGTCCTTATGGTTAACTTCCATATCTTCAGGTGTATTCATTATAAAGTTGTGAAGATAACCTATCTTCTTGTTTCTTCCGTATCTTCGTTGGCGAGACTTATGAACATGCCAGTTAATCTTAGAAACTCTTTCAAAGTCTTCATCATCTATTAAAGCAATATAACCTTGAGTTAACTGTATCTCTTTCATATCAATCCTATTGAAATTTAATCTTCTGTCCATCTCTAAAGAAGTATGGTATCTGTCCAGGTTCTTGTATAGCAGCATTAATACCGTGCTTCTTCATAAGTCGTTCAATTTCTACTTTTTCCGCATCAGTAGGTTGCGGATAAGTATATCTTTGCATAGGAGGATTAGGATTAAAGTGCTGACTAATATCTCCCACCGTATCAATCGCTGCCAACAATGCTTTCTTTCCAAAGAAATCTTTCATATCACAAGTCCAATTCAAGTTGCTCAGGAGAGGAGGGGGAAACAAAAGAAGCGTCAACAGCATCACTGTTGCCCACAACATCTTGTGCTTTCTCAATATCTTCTTTCTCCAAGTGTAAGAGATAACCCATCAGACCGTGTATCTCAGTAGGTTTCCCTTGAATCAATTGTTCCATCTTACCAAACTGAGCGTACGCAGAGGCAAGATGCTGTACTGGCGCAGCAACTAACTTTTCATCAGTAACATTTGCGATTATTCTTTGTTGTACTTGAATTAGGTCTAAATACCTATTCTTATCGTAAGCCAACAAGTTGGATTCTTCTTGCTTAAGTTCTTTAATCTTATTGTATATAGTTGCTGTAGGCACACCTATAAGACCAGCAACTTCTTTTGGCTTTAAACCATCAGCTAGAAGGTCAATCATTAATTTAGAATCTTCTGGTGTCATCTGTATACAAATCCTAGTTCCGTCTTTTGTAACACCTTATTACAAATATTCGGAGTTGTCAATTCTCCTACACGCTTACCTAAATTTATTTTTGGGCTGTTCACGTAGTGCAGTTGCGTTTTTAAATTTTACTCATGTGTTCCGAGACTCCGGTCTTCACTCCCCTCAAGTACCCCTCTGGTGCTCGGTGGGGGGTGAGGTGTTTCTTTGAGTATATACCCCATAAATATACCCCTTGCCTTTGTTTGTGTAATAGTGTATAACCAGGGCATAAAGTAATACTGCTCTTTGACAATTAAATACATGGGTAGCATTAATGCCGTCCCCTGCAGTAGCAGGTTAGAACATTAATGCAATCGCCATGCCATAATACTAATACTAAAGGAGTACTATCATGTCAGAAAAAATATCCGAAATCAATAAGAAGTATGGCTCAGCAGGATTGCTGAAAGTAGGGGAGATTACGACGGTTAATGGTGAAGGTATTGATGACCTACCTTCTGAATCCCGCAAGTATCTGGCTAACTATGGATTATTCGTATTGATTAGCAGATTAACAGCGAACGAGAAGGACACCAAAAAGTGGCCTGACTTATTCGCCGACAAGTGGGTGTGGCTAATGGAAGGGATGCCAAAGATTGACCGTACTCGTCTGGACGCCTTCACATCCGCCTGTAAGAAAGTTATGGAATCGGATGCCGACGAGAAGCTAAAGAAACAAACCATCTCAGCTCTCGAAGTTGCCTTCGGTAAAACTTACGAAGAAGAATAACAAACAGGGGAGGCCACAAACCTCCCCACTAACTTATTGATTTTATGAGGTTTATTATGAAAATTGATGACAATCCACAGGTTTATAAAGCCTATAAATTTGTTAGTGATTTGGAATCAAAAGTTTTTGATTTAGGCGATCCATATCAAAAGAGATGGGATACGAGAATCAGATGGATTTACGAAGATGCAAATTGTGATGGTTGGCAAGAAGTTGCCACAAAAAGACCAGATATAATGTTAGATGCCTATATCGAAGCCATGCAATTCACCATTGACAACAAGTTATAATAAATTGCCCTGCCCTCAAAAGCAGGGTTTTTTGTTGCTCATTTCATGCCAATCAATGACAATTAATGACATTGATTAATTGCTTACAGCTTGTATTAGCAAGCATTATTATAACCCATTGTGGATGTGGATGTGGATGTGCCGGAATTTCATGCGAGGATGCCCGCCATTGGATTTTAATTGCATGGCAATGGTGCAATGACCATTTAAAAATTGATTGACCGTGCTGGGTATTTAAACACGCCACTGCCCTTATGGGAATCAATGTCAATTTTTTATGTTGATTAATTGCTTGTAGCTTGTATTGTTAATTAATAACAATTAAATACGATAACAATAAACAATGATACAATATAACATAATAAACAAATAACTAGTGTTAGTATCCCCTTTTTATTATTGACATTGATTGGGTCTTTATCACCTCTATTATCTAAGCTTACAATTTTTTGGTTTCTTGCTCTTACTCCAATCTCAGCTGTCTATTGTTAATCTCTCTCTTTTAAGAATATATTTTTCT